TGCCGTCCACTGTGGCAAAGCGGGTTTCCATGCGATGCTCAAACTCGCGCAAATCGCCCTTGGTGGCGACGTCTTGCGTGTCCAGCGCCGCGCGCAACGCTTCGGCCTGCGCCTCGGCTTGCTTTTCTGGCACGTCTGCTTCTTTCAGGCGTTTGACGTATGCGAGCGTATCGAATGACGACGTAGCTAAAGATGACATGGACTTGGCTCCAAAGGTTGGCCGTAGTGTAGCACTTGCATCACAGGAGACAAGCGATGAGTAATAGCAAAAAACCCTTCGAGTTCAAGTTGGACAAAAAGGTTCGCGATGACTTCGCCAGAGTTATGGAGAAGAGATATCTTGAGACATCCAGTATGGAATCCTCTCAATCAGAGTTTTCGGCACATTTTGCACGCCGTCCAAAAACCTTTGCGAGGTTCGATCTCGTCGTGCATCTTCCATTAACCGTACAAATTGAGGCAGCACGTCCCTTGCAAAAACGTCACCGTCAGGCGAAACGGCGATGACCATGGCCAATAGTTCCACGGCCGCCTCAATTTGGCCTGTCATGAAATCTATGCGTTCTTTCAGTTTTTCGCTGTCCATGTCCCGTTCCTTTTCCAAAAGATTGATGTGTAGGAGCCTCGATCATACGGGATCGGAACGGGGCACCCCAGAACCGAAGCGCGATGATCGAATTCCGATAGGTCCGTCCGATGTTTGACAAGCTGTCGCGTCTGCGCTCTGAACGTCACCGTCGCCATGTTGCGGCGCTGGCGTGCGTGTGTTGCGGGCGCGATGGTTTGATTCAGTGCGCGCATGCCAATTTTGGCAAGGGGTTTGCGCTCAAGGCGTGCGACAGCCAGACCTTCCCTCTGTGCCCGGACTGCCATCGTCAGCACGATCAGAGCGGCATACCCAAAGCCCAGCGCTGGAAGCTTGAATGGGAGTACGCGGATGCGACGCGAGCCGCGTTGATCCAGCGCGGGCAGTGGTCGGCAGAGATTGAACGGCACTACCAGCGGGCGATTGCGCCGTTGGCACAAATCGTACATGGGGGCGCTCATGCGGTCATGGATTAAACGGATGTTGATGGATTTGTATTGCTACGGGCGCATGTCTGGCGTTCGTGGCGTTTCGGTTGCGTGGGCAATGACCATGCAAGGTTGCACACGGCTAGCCCGACGGGGCGAAAAGGCGGACTACCCCACCCGCTCTGCCGCTGTGCTTTTGGGTTGTGGGGATGCGAAACCAATGAACGGGGTGAATTGATATGAGTCGTCCATCGTTCCAGTTTTATACCGGAGATTGGTCCGGGAACAGCAACCTGAAGCGCTGCACGCATGAGGAAAAAGGCATCTGGATAGATGTTCTGTGCGTGCTGCACGATCAAGAGGAATACGGCATTGTTCGCTGGCCGCTGAAAGAGCTTGCCAGCGCCGTCGGATGCACGCCAAGTAAGCTGCGCCGCTTGGTTGATAAAGGCGTGCTCAAGGGCGCGGATACGGGCGCTGTGTGCTCCCCTATGGTGTTCGTGCCGCGCAGCGGGCGCAAGGACGGCGCGCCTGTTACGTTGCTTGAACAGCAGGAAGGTCCCCTTTGGTACTCGTCCAGAATGGTGTTGGATGAGTACAAACGCAAGGTTCGGGGTGCCTTTGGTGAAGCACCAAATGGCGCACCAAACCCTTCACCAAACCCCCCCTTTGGTGAAGGCATAGGTGAAGCACCAAACCCCCCACCAAAGGGCACACCAAACCCTTCACCCTTCACGTGCGCGCCCGCGCAGGCGCCACGCGCAGACCCGTCATCTTCATCTTCATCTTCATCTTCTATAACTACAACTACTTCCGAACCTATCGGTTCGGCCACGGCTAGCGCCGCGGCGCACGGCGATTCGGGGGCGGGCATGACAGCCCAGGAGGCGGTGTGGGCAGACGCGGTACCGCTGCTGATGGCGGCAGGTCTGCCGGAGCGACAGGCTCGGTCATTCCTCGGGCAGAAGGTGAAGGCTCACGGGGCGCAAGCCGTGCAGGACGTGATTTTGCGCTGTGCCTCGCAGCAGCCAGTCGAGCCGGTGTCGTGGATCACGGCGGCGTTGGGCAAAGCGCCAGAGCGAGGCGTGTCGGCGATTCCCGAACCCGTGGCGTGGTGGGCTGATGCGGGCTTTCCGGATCGCTACCAGGCGGAAAACGCCGGTTGCACCCGGCATAACGCGCATCGCTGGCATGACGGCAAGCGCCTGGAGATGCGGGCATGAACGCGGCAGAGCTCGCCAGGCGCATGGCCGAGGATGCGTTGCGCATCGCCCAGCACCTGCTGCCCAAGGGCAAAAAGCAGGGGCGGGAGTGGAAGGCGGGCAGCGTTCAGGGCGATGTCGGCCAGTCGCTCAGCGTGTGCGTAAGCGGCGCAAAGGCGGGGATTTGGTCGGATTTTTCCACCGAAGCGAGCGGCGATTTGCTCGACCTGTGGGCGCAATGCCGCATGCTGTCGATTGCCCAGGCCATGGCCGAAGCCAAGGCGTATCTCGGCATCCGCCAGGCTGCCATGCCCAGGCCAAAACCGGTCTACCAGCGCCCGAGTCGCCCGCCGTGCCACACGCCGAAATCGCGGATTCGGGACTGGCTGCTGTCACGCGGCTTGATCGAGGAAACCATCGGCGCGTTTCGCATCGGCGAGCAGCAGCACAACGGCAAGGTCTACGCGGTTTTTCCGTACCTGCGTGACGGCGAGTTGATCAACGCCAAGTACCGCAACCCGGACGACAAGCGCGACATGCGTCAGGAATCCGGCGCGGAACCGTGCCTGTTCGGCTGGCATTTGATCGAACCACGAGCCCGGACAATCGCCATCTGCGAAGGCGAAATTGACGCGATGACGCTGCATCAGGTCGGCATCCCGGCGCTGTCGGTCAATGCGGGCGCGGGCAATCACCAGTGGATCGACAACGACTGGGATCGCTTGGAGCGGTTCAGCGACATTTTTCTGTGCTACGACAACGATGATGCCGGGCAAAAAGGCGTGCGCGAGGTGGCGAACCGGCTGGGCTTGGAGCGCTGCCGTGTGGTGACGTTTAGCGAGGCCAAGGATGCCAACGAATACCTGACCGAACACCAGGCGGGAGGCTCAGATTTCGAGCACTGCATGCGGTCGGCTACCGCGTTTGATCCTGACGAGCTACGCGCGCTGGCCGACTATTGGACGCTTGTGAAGGCGTCGTTTTGGCCTAGCGGTTCGGTAGAACGCTTCCCCGTTCTGACGCTAAACGGCGTGGATCAGGATTGGTTCGAGTTCCGCCCGGGCGAACTGACGGTCTGGACGGGGATCAATGGGCATGGCAAGAGCATGATGCTCAACCAGACGCAGATCGGTTTGATGCAGCAAGGTCAGAAGTTTTGCGTGTTCTCCGGGGAGATGACCCCCAAGGAGCAAGGTCGCCGGATGGCCAAGCAGTTAACGGGCTTGGATCGCCCTTCTGCGGCGTATCTGGACGAAGCCGGGCGGTGGATTGCAGACAAGGCATGGCTGTTTGATTTGACCGATTCGGCGGGCGTGGATCGTTTGCTGGAAGTCTTTCGTTACGCTTACAAGCGCTACGGCGTGCAGCATTTCGTGATCGACAGTCTGATGATGACCGATGTGCCCGAAGATGGACCGGGATCCATTTCTGCGCAGAAGCATGCGATGGCGAAATTTTCCAGATTCTGCAAGCAATACGGCGTGCATCTGCACTTGGTTGCTCATCCGCGCAAGGGCGAGAACGAGCGCCGCGCGCCGGGCAAGCTTGACGTGTCGGGTAGCGGCCACTTGACCAACGCGGCGGATAACGTCTTTTCCGTCTGGTCGGCGCGCAAGGAAGAGGAAGAAGACCAGGACAAACCCGACGCCTGTCTGGAATTGCACAAGCAGCGCAACGGCGACGTACAGGCGCGCAAGCTTTGGCTGTATTTCAACCGGGACGCCAAGCAGTTCACGACCGATCCCAAGCGTCGCGCTCACCAGTACATCCAATTCAGCACACAAGGGGGCTACGCATGATCACGCTCGACAACAACTCGCACAAAGACCTGTTCCACGAAATCACGCCGGAGCGGGACCTGCAAAGTCTGGTATTGCCTGAAAAAATCAGGTCGCAGATACAAGAACTGGTGGAGGAACAGCATCGGGCAGAATTGCTGCACGCCCACAATCTGCGCGCCAGAAACCGCGTCCTGCTCGCTGGTCCGCCCGGCAATGGAAAAACCACCTTGGCAGAGGCGCTGGCATTCGAGCTGATGTACCCGCTCATTGCCATTCGCTACGAAACCTTGGTTGGCAGTTATATGGGTGAAACATCCAGCCGATTAAATAACGTACTGGACTACGCCAGAACGCAGCGTTGTGTTCTGTTCTTCGACGAATTTGAAACGCTGGGCAAGGAGCGCGGTGACACCCATGAAACGGGGGAAATAAAGCGCGTCGTCAGTTCCTTGCT